CACCGCGCGCTGGGGTAATGTGAGAGAGGCACTCATGACGACGTTGACAGAAGAGCAGCAGGGAGACGCCGACCTCGAGGCCGGCTTCAACAAAGAACCGCCGCCGGTAACGGTGACGGAGACGCCTGCTGAAGTGAAGGTCGATGCACCCGCTCCTGCACCCGAGGCACCAGCCCCGGAGAAGCCGCCGGAGTATGTGCAACTGACCAAGGAAGAGCACGCCAGACTGCTCGCGCTCGTCGACAAGACGGCCGAGTGGAGCGGCAAGCTCGACCGCGCCCTGGGCACTTTCGGAAGCGTCCAGGACGTCGTGAAGAAGCTACAGTCCCAGACGCCGCAGGGCGTTGCCGTGGAGTATCCCGACGAGCTCTTCGCCGAGATGGAAACGGACTATCCGGGCCTCGCCGGACAGATCAAGGCTGTGCTTCAAAAGGGCAGCGTGAAGGGCACGGCTCCAGCAGCCGACGACAAGAAGGCCGACGATCCGCCGGCCAAGTCCGTCGCCGAGCAACTGAAGGAGCAGCGCATCGCCGACAATGTCGCGATGCTCGACGAAGCCTTTCCCGATTGGAGGACGTTGGTCGGCAACTTCGGCGACACCAACAACGACTTCCGCAAGTGGCTCGCCACCCAGCCCGACGAAGACCAGAAGCGGCTCAACAACTCGACGTCGGCCTTCACGATCGGCCGCTACATCGACAACTACCGCCGCGATCGCCGACGGGAAAAGCTCGCGCAGAAGAAGCCCGCGCCGGCCCCGAACAAGAGACCAGATCCCGCCGTCGTGGCCCGCAGGGACCGCATCGAGGGATCAGTGCAGCCGAGGGGTGACGCAGGACCGCCGCCCCGCCGCGACACGGCCAACGATGAACTCAATGAGGGATTCTACGGCAGAAAGACCGCTTAGACTTCAACCCGCAGCGTCGTGAGACGCCGCAGCCCATAGAAGGAACTTTTCGATGGCAATGCAGAATTTCGGCTTGGCGCCTGGCCGAATCAACAAGTTCAAGGGCGAGATCCTGAAGCACGCCGTGCCGCTCGAGGTGCTTGGCAAGACGGGGCGCCAGATCCCCTTCCCCAAGAACAACAGCGACACATACGTTGCTCGCCGCTGGCTGCCCTACGGAGCCACCGCGACGAGCGCGAGCTCGCAGAACACCTTCTTCCAGAACGGCACCGGCGATCGCGGCAACGTCATCGTCCAGGCCCACCAGGTGCAGGAAGGTATCACCCCGCAGCCCGACAGCATGATCCCGTTGGACATCACCGTGGTGATGCAACAGTACTCGTGCCTCTACGGCTTCACCGACAAGACCGCCGATCTGTACGAGGATGACATCCCCGAGCAGATGCAGGTCCAGGTCGGCGAGCGCGTCACCTTCGTGAATGAGATGATCATTTACGGAGCGCTGCGCGCCTGCACCAACCAGTTCTTCGGCGGCGGTGGCACGACCATCGCGACGACGGCTGGCCCGGTGACGCTGCCGCTGCTGCGCAAGATCGCCAAGAACCTTCAGGCCAACCACGGCCGGCCGATGAACAAGGTTCTGAAGGCATCGCCCAACTTCGGCACCGACGCGGTCGCCGAGGGCTTCACGGTCTACTGTCACACCGACATGGAACCGGACGTGCGAGATCTGCCGAACTTCACGCCGGCAGAGAAGTACGCGAGCGGCACGCCGCTCCCGAACGAGATCGGCAAGTGCGAGCGCTTCCGCTTCCTCACCACCCCGGATCTTCCGTCGATCCAGGACGGCGGTGCGGCGATCGGCGCGACCGGCTGCTCGTCGACCTCGGGCACCAGCATCGACGTCTATCCGCTGATCGTTGCGGCGCAGGACGCCTGGGGCCAGGTCGCCGTGCGTGGCAAGGAAGCGCTCGACCCGACCTACCTCGCGCCGAGCGAGAAGTCGAAGTCCGATCCGCACGGCCAAAGGGGGTACTGTGGGACCATCTGGTGGAAAGCCGTGATGATCGAGAACCAGGGCTGGATGGCCGTGGCTTTCGTCGGCACGCGCACGCTCAACACCTAGTCGGTGCAACCCCTAGGTTAGAGGAACATCAGCATGAACGGTACACTCACTCAGTGGCTCAACGGGGCCTTCGGCGACATCAGGGAGCGCAACGGCATTCGTACCTGGGCTCTTCCGATGGTCGACCGGACCTCGACGCAGCCGATGAACAGCGCCGGCCTCGTCATCTCGGCGGGCGGCGCAACCACGGCGAAGATCGGCTCGTCCGACTTCTACGCCATGGTTCAGGGAACCTTGGTGAAGGTGGCCGCGAGCACGGTGCTTCCCGCGCTCACCGGCATCACCGCCGCACAGAACAGCTTCGTGCTCGCCTGCTTCTTCGTCGATGCAGCGGGCGTCGTGACTGTGCTGGGCGGAACCCCCGGAACGACGCTTGCGAAGGCGTCGGCCCCGGTCAATGGCTGGCCTGCTTTCCCGCAGGGCAAGGCAATGATCGGTTTCCTGATCATCACCAACACAGGTGGCGCGTTCACCGGCGGTACGACGCCGCTCGACACCGCCACCACGGTCTACATCAACGCCACCGGGGATTTCGACCCGACGGTGCTGGTGCAGTAGCCGCCAAGCCACTTCTCATCAAAGGACAAGTCTCATGGATCTTCAGCAGCAAGTCCCCGCCACGCAGAACTTCACGAAGGGGTCTCTCGCGGCAGGCACCACGACCACGATCTCGACGACGGGAACGATTACCTACGCCATCAAGGGTAAGCTCTACACCAAGACGGCGATCACCAACGGCGCCACGCCGACGACCGACTATTCGACCGGCGCAGCGTTCAAGCCCATCCCGATTCCGAACACCGCGCCGAACCTCGCTCTGGGGTACGGCTCGGTCTACACGGTGGGCTTCGACCACTCGGGCAACGTCAAGGTCATCCAGGGCGGCATCGAAGCCCTCGATGTCTCGGGCAACTTCATCAACGCGCCGCAGTTCGGCGGGTTGGGTCCGCAGGGCTCCGGCACGACGGACAATGACTTCTGCCCCATCGGCTACATCCTGGTGCAACTCGGCTCGACCGCGGTTGCCACCTGGACCTTCGGCACCAACAACCTCTCGAGCGTCACCGGCGTCACGTACACCTTCGTGGACGTGAGCACGCTGCCGGATCGCCCGCAGGTCAGCTAACCGCCAAAGGGGGAAAGTACTTCAAAGTACTTTCCCTCTCTCTGCCCCCCGCAGCGTCGTGAGGCGCCGCCACGCCCATTGAAGGAGGCAACGATGCCGCGTCAGGAAATCCACACCGAAAACACCAAGGTCGAGCAGCGCCCGATCAACGTCGACAAGGCCCTCGAGCAGGGCCGCGACCCCGAGATCATCCAGGCCGGCGAGCGCGTGCTCGAGGATCAGGATTGGCTCGACGAGCTCAAGTTCAACGAAGAGCCGGTCACCATCCGCCTCGAGCCCTCGGCCGACAAGAACGCAGCCTCGCATCACTACGTCGCCGTGAACGGCAAGGGCTGCGAAGTCTGGTACGAGAACATGAAGCAATGGATCGAGACGCCGTACATCCCGGTCGGCCAGATGCTGATCGTGAAGCGCAAGTACGTCGCGGTCCTGGTCAACGCCAAGATCGACACGATCACCACCGACGTCGACACGCCCAGCATGGTCGAGCACGTCGGCAACCGCGAGCGGCGCTTCACCTCTCCGGTCCACTCCTTCAGCGTCATCGAGGACCGCAACCCTGCCGGCGCCGCGTGGCTGTCGGCGCTTCGTCGCCGGAATATGTAAGTGAACTTCCTCGCCATCGTGCAAAGGCTGGCGCTCGAGGCCAGCATTGCGATCCCCGGCTCGACCGTTGCGCAGACCGGCTCCGCGCAGCGCGTCGTGACGTGGGCGAACAGCGCGTGGCAGGACATCCAGACGATGCGCGATGATTGGGACTGGATGCGCTCGAGCGCGATCCTGGGCAAAGGCTGCTCGTTCGCGCCGGTTGCCGGACAGAAGAGCTTCCCGCTCGGCACGACCGCGGGGACCACATGCGGCGTCGACCCGACGCTGTTCGGCAAGTGGGCCGAGTGGACCTTTCGCATCTACACGACCTCCGTCGGCATCACGAGCGAGACCAGGCTCGACCGCGTCGACTTCGACGTGTGGCGCGAAAGCTATATGTACGGCGCCAACCAGCTTGTGCAGACGCGGCCTGTGGCGATCGCCTTCGGCCCCGACAAGTCGCTCTGCCTGGGGCCGACCAGCAACGGCACCTTCACCGCCTACGGCGACTACTTCGTGGCCCCGACCTCGATGGCGGCCGACGCCGACATCCCGTTCGGCATCCCGCCGCAGTACCACATGGGCATCGTGTGGAAGGCGCTGATCGACTACGGCGGCTACGAGTCGGCGCCCGAGGCGCTGGCGCGCGCCGATCTCCACTGGACCAAGATGCGGGCCGAGCTCATGCGCAACAACGCCCCGCGTATCACCACCGGCCGAGCGCTCGCATGAGCAGCCGCAATTCAAAGATGGCAGCGCTGCTCCAGTCGACGAGCCGCGCCCGGATCGAATACGAGCTCACGCGCCTGGGCGGCGGCCAGACGTCGAACGGCGTCAACTTTCCGGGCGGCCTCGACCAGACGACGCCATCGCTGGCGCTGCAACCTGGCGCTTTCGTCGACGGGGTGAATTTCGAGTGCAGCCAGTCAGGCGGCTATGGCCGCATCGCGGGCTACGAGCGCTACAACGGCACCGCGCTCCCGAGCAGCGCCGGCTACGAGATCGTCCAGGTCGCGTCCTTCACCACCGCGCCGACCGTGGGCCAGATCGTCAATCAGTCGAGCTCGGGCGCGTCCGGCACCGTGGCCTTCGTGGCAAACCCGGCCGCCGATGGCACCCGCTACCTGGTGCTGACGAACACAGTCGGTGCTTTCGACACCAGCGGCAGCGTCACGGTGCAGACCTCGAGCTATACGGTTACGGCGGCCAACCCGCTCACCGTCACCGCGGCCAGCAATCCCTATCCCTTCGTCGTGCCCTTCAGCACGACCGTCGTCGGCACCGCGATCGCCACGACCGCCTCGATCAGCGCGCAACTCAATGCGCAGTACCTCGCGGCTGCCTACGACATCCTGCGCGCTGCCATCACGCCGCCGCCTGGCTCGGGCAACACGCTGGGCGTCGTCGGCATGGAGATCAACGGCGTCGACCAGCTATTTGCCTTCCGCGCCAACCTCGCAGGCACCGCGGTCAATATCTGGAAGGCGAGCGGGAGCGGCTGGCAGCAGGTGCCGTTCTTCAACATCCTGACCTTCACCAATGGCTCGATGCCAGGCTCGACCGTCGGGCCGGCCGACAACGGCACGCTGACGCAAATCGACGGCGGCAATACCTCGACCGCGACCATGCTGCGGGTGATGTGGCAGTCGGGCAGCTTCTCGGGTGGCACCGCTGTCGGCGCGATCGTCGTCACCAATCCGACCGGCGAAAACTTCCAGCCCGGTCTCACCGTCACGACCTCGGACGGTGCCACGCTGGTGATCGCCACGACGCAAGTGCCGATCACCATGATCCCCGGTCGCAAGTTCGAATTTGTGAAGGGCAACTTCTTCGGCCAACTGATCAGCCGGCGCATCTTCGGATGCGACAACACCAACAAGTGTTTCGAGTTCGACGGCACGGTCCTGGCGCCGATCACGACCGGCCTGGTGCCCGACGCGCCCGCGCACATCGCGTGGCACAAAGAGTTCCTGATGGTGTCGGAGGCCGCATCGGTTTCCTACTGCGGCTCGGGCACGCCGTACAAATGGAGCGCCATCGACGGCGGCGGCGAAATCGCGACGGGCGATACCGTCACCGGCATGATCACCCTGCCGGGAAGCCAGACGACGGCGACGCTCGGTATCTGGCTCGAGGCCAACACGTCCTTCCTCTACGGCGTCGATCCGACCACCTTCAACTACGTCACCTTCAACACCGGCCAGGGCGCGCGCTCCTTCAGCGTGCAGAACCTCTCCGATACCTTCGTGTTCGATGACCTGGGCGTCGTCCAGCTAAAGACCACGCTCAACTACGGCAACTTCCTGCCGGCCACGCTCACCAAGACGATCCTGCCGTTCATCCTGGCCGAGCGCACCAAGGTGATCGCCTCGACGCTCGAGCGGGCGAAGAGCCAGTATCGCGTCTTCTTCAGCGACGGCTTCGGCCTCTGGCTCACGGTGGTCAATCAGCAATTCCTCGGCGCCGCGGTCGTGAGTTTCCCCAACCCGGTCTACTGCTGCGACGAGGTCCAACTCGCCAACGGCGGCATGGTCAACTACTTCTGCTCCAACGACGGCGGCGGCCATGTCTACCTGATGGACAGCGGTCCCTCGTTCGATGGCGCCGAGCTCGACGCGCACATCAAGCTCGCCTGGAACGCGATCAAGACCCCGCGCATCGAGAAGACCTTCCACGCTGCATCGCTCGAGATCGCCTCGACCTCGTATTGCGCGCTGAGTTTCGGCTACCTGCTGGGCTACGGTTCGCCACTGATCGGCCAGACCACGCCGGTCCCCCTGACGTCGAACTTCTCATCGACGCCAATGTGGGACTCGTTTGTGTGGGACAACTTCACCTGGGACGGCAACACCGTGCTGCCCTCTGATCTCGACATGACCGGCACCGGCGAGAACGTCCAGGTCGTCCTCACCTCGGGGACCAACTACATCGAGGCGTTCAACCTCAACTCGATCATCTATCACTACACCAAGCGGCGGGGGATCAGGGTATGACGAATCCGTACTACACCCCCTCCGCAAATCCGACGACGGGCGCCCTCGGTTCATCGGCCGTCATCCGCGCCGAGTTTGCCGCGATCTCAGCGGGCTTCGACAAGCTGCCAGGCTTCCCGCTCACCGCGGGCGCGGCCATCGTTGTCGGCGCCAACGGCACGAGCCTCACGACGACCGGCGGCCTCTCGCTGGCGGGCACCCTCACGACGACGGGCGCCTTCAATACGACGCTGGCGCAGGGTGCCACCGTCACCCTGACATTGCCCCTTGTGAGCGGCACGCTGGCGACGCTCGCCGGCACCGAGACCTTGAGCAACAAGACCTTCGGTTCGAACGTGGCGCTGGGCACGCCTGTGAGCGGCGTCGCGACCAACCTCACCGGCACCGCCGCCGGCCTGACGGCGGGCACCGTCACCACCAACGCCAACCTGTCAGGCCCGATCACCTCGGTCGGCAACGTCACCTCGGTGGCCGCGCAGTCCGGCACGGGCTCGACCTTCGTCATGCAGGCGTCGCCCACGATCAACAGCCCGACGCTGTCGTCGCCCGTGCTTGGCACTCCGGCTTCCGGCACGCTCACGAATTGCACGATCCCGGCTGCGCAGGTCACAGCCGGAACGATGCAGAGCGGCATGACCCTCGTGGCACCGGCGCTCGGCACCCCTGCGTCGGGCGTCCTCACCAATTGCACCGTCGCGACGGCTTCTTTTGAAAGCAACGGCACCGGCGTCGCCTCGACCGGCTACGTCGACGCGGCCATCCCGTGCGGCTCGGTGCTGCCATATGCGGGCTCGAGCGCGCCGACCGGCTACCTGCTGTGCGACGGATCGGCCGTCAGCCGCACCGGCGCGAACGCTGCCCTCTTCGCCCTGCTTGGCACGACGTTCGGCGCCGGCAACGGCTCGACGACCTTCAACCTGCCCGACCTCCGCGGCCGCGTGCCGGCCGGTCCCGACGGCGGCGCCGGTCGCCTGACGGCCACCACGATGAGCGGCACCTCGGTCGGCTCGACCGGCGGCCAGCAGACCAACACGGCCTCGACTACTTCGTCGGGCTCCATGAGCGGATCAAATGCCATCAACTACGGGAACATCGGCGGTCAAACGAGCGGCGGCTGGTCGGGCGGCGCGCCGGCTGCGGCGGGCGCCGATTTCAACGCGCTCACGACGTCATCGCTTTCCAGCATCACCACGAACCCGGTTAACGGCAACTTCAACATCGGCGTGAGCGGCAGCGTGAGCGGCACCTCGAGCGCCTTCTCCGACGTGCAGCCTACGATCGTCCTCTCCTACATCATCAAAACATAGGGAACGCGATGGCCGACCCCACAGCCAACCCTCCCGACCCGACCAACCCGCCGCCCGATCCGACGGCGGTGCCCGTCGGCCTGATCAACACGACACCGGGCCAGCAGACGACCACGCCAGGCACGTCGCCGGCTGGAGCGCCGAGCTCGGGCGCGCCGGTCACGTCGTACAATCCGACGGCGGCAACGGCTGCGCCCTCGGCCGGTGCGACCAGCTACACGCCCAACTCCTACACGGTGACGCCGGACCAGACGGTCGCCGGCCAGATCCAGAACATCATCGCGGCCGACTCGCCCTTGATGCAGGCGGCGACGGCGCGCGCCAAAGACCAGATGAACGCGCGCGGCCTGATCAATTCGACGCAGGCCATCACCGCAGGCGAGACCGTCCTCATCAACACCGCGACGCCGATCGCGTCCCAGGACGCCACGACCTACGCCACGGCCGCGACCAACACGACCAAAGACGCAAACACCGCGCTCCAGCAAACCGCGGCGGGCGAGACGCTGTCGGGCCAGCAGGCGGCGCAGGGCTTCACCGCGACCAACCAGTTCAACGCGGGGCAGTTCAATGCAGCGCTGTCGAGCGCGGCCACGGCATCGAACGCGGTCGCCACGCTTGCCCAGCAGATCCAGGGCACCGAGGACGTCACCCACATCCAGACGGCCTCGAGCCAGGCGATCGCGCTCATCCAGCAAAGCACGACGCTGTCGGCCCAGGACAAGCAGGACGCGACGAACCAGATCATCGCCGGCATCCAGTCTAACACCCAACTCACGATCGCCCAGCAGCAGGCGGCGACCGCGCAGGTCGTGGCGCAGATCCAGTCGAGCACCTCGATCCAGGTCCAGCAGCTTCAGAACCAGGGCAACCTCGCCAACATCCAGGCCAACGGCGAGATCAACAAGCAGATCGCCATCTTGCAGGCGAACAATCAGGACGTCTTGCAGACCTCGCAGGCGGCCGCCTCGATCTACAATCAGGGCCTCGCCAACCTGGCCGCGATCACGACCAACCCGAACCTCGACGCCGGCCAGAAATCGACCGCGCTCAACAATGGCGTGCAGCAGCTTAACGACGCGCTGGCCGCCATCACCTCGATCGCGGGCGTGCCGAACGTCGCCTCGACGCTCGACTTCGGTGCCGCGACAGGCTCGCCGAGCGCGGTGGCGCCGGTGCAGACACAGTCGGTCAGCGGCGGCCTCTTCGGATGATCCTCGAGGTCTCCGTCCACGAGATCCTGGACGCGCCGCAATTCCCCGCCCTCGTCGAGGAATATGCGGCCGAAGCGGCGATCGTTGGCATGCCGCATCCCAAAGCCAAGATCGAAAGCTATCGCGCCTACGACGCGAGCGGGATGCTGCACAGCTTCGCCTCGGTCGACGGCGACGCCCTGGTGGGCTTCATCACGGTGCTGGCGCCGATCCTGCCGCACTACAGTTGCCCGGTCGCTGTGGCCGAGTCGTTCTTCGTGGCTGCGGCGCACCGCGCGGGGGGCGATGGCCTTCGATTGCTAACTGCGGCAGAAAAGCGGGCACAGGAGGTCGGCTCGCCGGGGCTGCTGGTGAGCGCGCCGATGGACGGCCGGCTCTTCGAAATCCTGCCGCGCTGCGGCTACGTCGAGTGCAGTCGGATATTCTTCAAGCAGGTGCCGCAATGACGTGCGTTCTGCCCTATCAGCGCGACTTCTCGACGATCGAGACGATGTCGCCGATCGAGCTCGCCACCGTCCGCTGGCTCGAGAAGTGCCTGCTGAACCAGCCGCAACTCGACCTCAAGTACGAGCATGCGCTGTGGGCTGGCGTCTATGACCGCACGGTGCTGGTGCCGCGTGGCCACATCATCACCGGCGCGCCCGTGAAGATCGAGACGCTGCTCACGATCGTGGGCGATGTCATCATCGGCCTCGACGGCAACGAGCAGCGGGTGACGGGCTTCGCCAAGATCCGCGCCGCGGCGCACCGCATGGGCGTCTTCACCGCCCTCGAGGACACCTACATCACGATGTCCTTCGCGACCAAGGCCAAGACGATCGCCGAGGCCGAGGCCGAGTTCACCGACGAGGCGCACCGCCTCGCTTCACGGAGGCAGGAATGTCCGGCGTAGTCTCTGTCGGCGTCGCCGTCGGCGCGACGGCCTTCGCTGCGACCGACATCGCCGCAGCCGGCCTCACGATCGGCACGGCCCTCGAGGCGACGGCTGCGGTCGGCGCGGTCGTGGGTGCCGTCGGCAAGATCACGGGCAGTAAGGCGCTCACCATGGCGGGCTTCGGCCTGGGCGCGGTGGGCGGCATCGGCGCACTGGCGGTTGGCGCGGGCCTCTTCGGCGCCGACGTTGCCGGCCAGAGCCTCTTCGGCGGCGTCAGCGCAGGCGCTGCGGCAGGGTCGGGTGCGGGCGGTGCGTTCACGGGCGCCGAGGGCGCTTCCATGGCTGGCGCTGCGGGCCTCGACGTCGGCCCCGTCAGCGCCCTTGCCGGTACCGACACGGCTTCTCCGGGCGGCATCACCGACATCATCGACTCGATCTCGGGCACGCCCACGAGTGTGACGCCTACGGTGACACCCAACGTCACCCCTCCGGCTGCGACGCCTGACGCCGCGATCCCGCAGGGCGACGGGCCGATGAACGCCCCCAGCGACGCCGCGCGGACAGCCGGCAATGCCGCAGGCGGTGGCATCGGAACCGGCACCGACACGGGCGACAATTCCGGCGTGACCGACGCCACGGCCGCGCCAGCCAAGGCGGCCGCGACCGTCACGGGCAACCCAGCCACGACCACGCCTGGCGCTGCGCCTGCGGTACAAGGCGCCCCCGCCGCACCGACTGCGCCCCAAGTGAGCGGCGCTCCTGGGCCGATCTCGCCGCAGACGCCCGCCGGCACCATCAACCAGGCGCCTCCCGCAGGAACGGCAGCGGCCACGCCTGCCGCCGCGCAGCCTGGCGCGCCACCGGCTGCGCCCCAGACGATGTTCGACAAGCTCGGCAAGTTCCTCATGAGCGGCGACGGCCGCATCGGCGCGTCCGTCATCCAGGCGGGCGGCGCGCTGATTGCCGGCGCGACCTCGAGCCTCATCCCGGCCCAGGTCAATGCGCTGAACGCACAGGCCGCAGCCAATCAGGCGGCCGCGAACACGGCATCGCGGCAACTCGCCAACACGAGCGCGCCGATCCCCGTGGCGACGCGCACGCCTGCGCCGCAGGGCATCATCAATAACCCGCGGCTGCCGCCGCCCAACACCATCGGGACGTGAGCATGGCCAAGCCTCCCACCGACGCACCCGCTCCCGACGCAGAACCGGCGCTCGAGGACAGCGTCCTCATGCAGGCCGAGCGGGAGATCGAGGCTCAACTCCTGCCCGACAACCGCGCCGACTATCTCAAGATCGTCGTGGCGGGGATGCGCGCCGGCATGCACGGCGGCGACAAGAGCATTGTCGCGGGCCTGAAGAACAAGAGCAAAGACCCGATCCACGATGCCGCCGTCGGCGCGGTCAACCTGGTGATGCTGCTGAAGCATATGTCGCCGGCGATGCCGCTCAAGGCCGCGGTGCCTGCCGCCTTCACCCTGATGCTGCACGCCCTCGACATCGTCGACAAAGCGGGCATCGCCAAGGTCGGCACCCCCGAGCTCATCCGGGCGACGCATGTTTTCACCAATCAGATCATGGGTGTGCTCCACCTCACGCCGCAACAACTCCAGCACGCCGCGGGCGTGGTGCAGCAGATCGCCGCCGACCCGGTCAAGATGGATGCCATCGGCCGCAAGGCGGGCGTGCTGAAGCATCCGATGGCCAGCGAGATGACGCCGCTGCCGCAAGGTCCCAAGCCTGGCGGCCTGATCAACCAGGAGTGAGGCAATGCCGTTCAACCTTGGAAATGGCTTGTCGGCGATGGGCACGGCCATCGTCGCCAACTCGGTCGAGAACCAGAAAGCCGATCTCGAGATGGAGAAGGTGAAGCTGGCCGACCAGCTTGCCGGCGCGCGCGAGGAAAAGGGCCGTCAGTTCCAGACGAGCGAGCGCATCGCGACGCAGCAGTTCACGGGCGAAGAGAACACGAAGAACCGCGCCAACGCCGTCGACATTGCGAAGATCGGCTTGCAGGGCTCGCTCGCCCAGGCGGGTGCCACGGTGGCCTCCGCGCAGATCCATGCCGCTATCATTGGCAAGCAGATGGAGCAGAACGCGCCGCTGATCAAAGCCCAGATCGAGCAGTCGAAGGCGACGACGGTGCAGGAGCAGACGAAGACCGCCAGCCTCGTGATCGCCAACAGCGCGGCCACAGAAAAGGAAGCGGCGTTGCAGGCGGTGAGGGATGCCGGCGACGACCCAGCGAAGCAGGCTGCTGCGAAGGCGCGGCTGGATATTGCCAACTGGAACCAGAATGAAAACGTGGCTGCGTTCACGGCCGCCTCGACGCTTGCCAAGGTCGAGCAGGACAACCTGCGGCGCCTAACGACCGAGATGGCGGCCGGCATGAACCAGGACCCGGCAAAGCAGAAAATGATCCAGGACGAGATGCGCGCCTCCAAAGAGAGGTACGACGCGCTGATCGCGAACGCCCAGCGGGTCGCCAGGTCGATGCCGCAGATGCCGGGGGGCGGTGCCCCCGCCGGCGCGCCGTCGCTCGACAAGCTGATCCCGCCGCCGGCAACCGGCACGGCCGCGCCTGGCGCTGTCACGCCGCCACCAGGCATCATCAACAACAACACGCCGCCTGGCGCTGCGCCTAACGGGGCCATGTAAATGGCTGACGAAGCCCCGGCACCCGCTCCGGCCGTCCCCTACGCCCAGGTCCAGGCGGCGCGCGAGGCTGGCTACACCGACACCCAGATCGCCAATCACATCGCCTCGATCACCGGCCAGGACCTCACGGCCGCGCGCAAGGCTGGCTACGACGACGAGCAGATACTGAACCACCTCGCGCCGAAGCCGACGCCGAAGCCGGAGCCGCCGCCTGACGACAGCACGACGCTGGGTGCCATGGGCCGCGCCGCGGGCCAGGAGACGGTGGAGGGTGCGGGGAAGACGGTGAGCGGCGTCGGTGCCGTCACCAAGACGATCGGCGGCGCGGAGCGCAAGGCCGAGTCGGCGGCCCTCGACCTCTACCAGAAGTTCGACGCGGGCGAGGATTTCGCCAAGCTGATGAAGTCGGCGCCCAACGGCATGGACCGGCTCGCGCTGGGAGAATACCGGCAGGCGACGCCCGAGCAGCGCCAGGCCATCAAGCAGCGCGCCATCAACACGGCGGCCTCGCCTGAGAACCAGATCGAACTGTCGGGCGAGCATATGCGCAAAGCCGGCGAGGCGATCGCCGAGGGCGGCAAGCAGACCTTCCCGCTCACGCCCGAAGAGGAACAGCGCCCCGAGGTGATCGCGACGAAGATGGTGGCGAGCTTCGGCAAGTACGTCGTCGCGGCGGTGGCGGGCGGCATGCCGACCATGGTCGGCCTCGCCGGCATCGATGCCTACGGCGAGACCATGGACAAGGCGGCCACGGCGGGTGCGACGGAGGAAGAGCGCGAGAAGGCTGCGCTGATGAACGCTGCGACGCAGGGCGCGCTGATGATGCTGCCCATCGGGCAGGCTACGAAACTGTTCGACACGGTTCCCCCTGAACTCAGGGGCAAGTTCCTTCAGGCGCTGACCGAGGCGGCGCCGGTCCTGAAGAGCAAGATCGCGGGCGTCGTCGCCAAGGGAGGCGAGGGCGCGGCCGTGGGGACGGCGTTCACGCAGGTCTCGACGCTGGCTGACAACGTCATCGCCCAGAACACCTATGACCCGAGCCGCAAGACGACGCAGGGCCTGGGCGAGAACATGCTCGAGATCGCCGCTGCGGGCGCGGTGCTGCCGGTCGTGGGCGCGGGTGCCAACCGGTTGCTGCGCGGCAAGGCTCCGCTCCCCAACCCCGATCCGGTGCTCAAGGCTCCCGACGTCGATACCGCCATCAAGCAGGCCGGTGCGGTCGCAGATGGCGCGCCGGCGACCGACGTAGGCGAGGCGATCCGGCAGGCGACCGAGGCCGGCAACGAGCAGCACGCCAAGACCCTGAAGCTCTTCAGCGGCATGAACGACGGCGAGATCCGGCCAACGGAAGACGGCGGCTTTGCCTACCATGCCGGCGAGAAGGAGTTCCCGCTCGAGGTGTGGGACGAGAAGGCTCCGGCCGCCGAGGGCGAGACGGCCCCGGCCACGATCTCGCCGGACCTGGCCCAGACGGTGCGCGACACCTACGCCAGGATGGGTGTCGACGTCGTCTACCTCAAGGACCCTGACGGCAAGGCACCCTTCGACGGCGCCGTCGACCCCAACCAGCCGAACACGATCTTCCTGTCGAACAATCCGCAGCGCATCGCAACGATGGTGGCCGGCCACGAGGTCGGGCACCTGCTCGAGAACACGCTGATGCCGGACGGCACCACGCGGGCCGCCGACGTCCTGCACGACCTGATCCAGCGCGGCCTGACGCCCGAGGGCCGCGCCCAGGCGACCGCTTTCTTCGGCCGGAGGGAAGCGGGCGCCCCGCAGCGCGAGGCGTTTCCCGAGGGACCGGAGGGTGATGCGGCCCATGCCGACGCGCTCGAGCGGCACGTCATCAACGAGCTCGGCGCCGATCTCCACGGCGAAGCGCCGATGTTCCAGTCCTACATCGACAAGGTGGTCGACGAGGTCCACGCCCGCTACGGGATCGACGCGGCCAAGGACGTCGTCCGCAAGCTGGCCGACGGCATCCGCCAGGCGCTGAACCGGCTGCGCGAGTTCTTCTTCAAGCCCACCGAATTGACGGAGCACGGGCCGCCGGACGCCACCGCCAGCCGGCTGGTCACCAACCTCGAGGAGATCCACGACCACCTGGCCAAGGTCGACGCCCAGCGCTTCGGCACCCAGGCCGAGAAAGAAAACGTCGCCCTCGCCGAGGTGCGCGACCGGGGCCAGCGCAACAAGGCGGTGGCAGAGGGGGTAAAACAGCCCGCTGAAGGGGTTGAGGCTCCGAAGGCCCCCGAGGTCCAGCCGACCCCGGAAACCGCTCCAGCGGCCAAGCCTGCCAACCCGGAGGGCGCTGCGAACGATTACGAGGCGTCCCGCCAGAAGGCGGCGACCTACGGCCGCTGGCTGCGCGAGATGCACGCCGAGCGGCTGGTCCCTCCAGGCAGCGAGCGGGAAAAGCTCCTGCGCCAGACCGAGGCCCACATCCTGGCGCGCGCCCCCGGCCGCGACGAGAACGCCCTTCCCGGCCCCGCCAAGGCCCGTCTCGCTGCGGTGCGGGAGGAACTGGCGCCCACGACCGACACCCCCGCCATGGCCAAGATCCGGGCCGCGCAGGCCGCCGAGCACGGCCGCATGGTCAACGCCATCACTGAGGCCGCCAAGTTCTCGCCCAAGGAGGAGGGAGCCCCGAAGGAAAAGCCTTTCACCTGGGAGGAAATCAAACGGATCGTGCCGGCCATCAGGCACGAGTTCCCCGACGGTCGGGTGACGATCCACGAGGGCGAGCGCGGCGAGACCCACCTCGAGCCCGCCATGCGGGCCGCCCGGGAACTGGGTGATGCCGCCGATGAAAAGGGCGTCAAGTTCGACGACGGCTTCTACGATCCCAAGACGAAGCGCTATTACACGCGCGACCAGATGCTCGAGCGCCAGGGTCCGGATGAAGCACTGGACCTGGCTGACCGACAGGGTCTCCCGACTAAGTTCTCGCCCAAGGAGGACGAGGAGGCGCAGGCGCGGGCGAACCCAGAGCATCCTGAAAGCCCCTTCGCGCAGTCGATGAAGAAGGCGGCTGAACGCCACGAGGCCCTGGCCACCCAGCACGAGGCGGAAGCGCGTAAGGCGCGCGAGGCCGGTGACGAGCGGCTCGCTGAACAGCACGACCGCGCCGCCGGCCAACATGGTGGCGCCGCCTACCTGGCTGGAGTTCAGGGCCGTGGCGGCAAGCTACAGGCGCGAGACGAGGATCGGCTCGACGCCCTGCGCCAGTCGGCGATGCGGGAAAGCACGCGGCTGCTGCCGGATGAGGGCGGCGTCAAGATGAGCCCGAAGGTCGTTGATCTCACCGAGCGCATCGAGCGGCGTCAGCGCGAGAAGGCTGGCACGATGGGGCGCGATCAACCGCCGACGGTGACGAAGGAGGAATTGAGCGGACTGTCGGACAAGGATCTGGATGCGTTGCACGCCCACATCGAGACGGGCGCGCTGGGCTCGGCCCGTGAGACTGCAGGGCTTTATGATCAGATCCAGAACGAGCTCGATGCTCGTGGCCGCGGCGCGATGCAGGATCGAACCGCCAACGACGAGCGGCCCAAGTTCAGCCCGAAGAAAGGGACGCCCGGTCCCAACGCGCCGGGGGTCGGCGTCGAGGACCGCAACAGACTGGGCTTCGTGCCCGAATTGCGGGTCGCCGTCACCAAGCCGCCGGCGGCGCTGCCGCCCAAGGCGCTGTTGACGCAGGAGACGACCAACCGAAACGCGGCCGCCCAGATCGCCAACATCGATCACATCCTCGAGCGCTTCCCCAATGCCACGCGCAACGCCGCCGAGTGGGCGCGCATGGAAGCCTATGCCTTCGCCTCCAACGAAGTGCCGATCCCGCCCTACGCCTTCCTCCGCGACCTCAATTCCGACCGCGCAGCGAAGAAGGTTGGCAGCCTGACGCCAGGCCAGATCGAAGACGCCAACCACGGCTTCGAAGCCGGTCGCGCTTTCCGTAAGGCGTACGAGGGCGGCGAGCTCGCGCCCACCACCACCGGCAAGCTCTTCCTCTGGTCGTTCCTGTCGCGCGGCATCGCGCCCTACAACCAGGAGGCCATGTTCCTCGACGCCTTCCATGGTGCCGACCACTGGATCGCCAAGGCCGCGCGCGGCGACTTCACCGAGGCCGATCTGCCCGCCTACTACGAATGGGCGACGACGATGGCGCCCAAGGGAAGTGGCCTGCCCGGTGCCGGTGCCAAGAGCAACCTCAACGCCTTCGGTCGCGACTTCCTGATCAAGATGGGCGCGCGCGACGAGAGCGGCGTGTCGAATCTCCAGCGCCTGCACGACATGATGTCGGACCCGGAAATGACGGGGCAGAAGATCCGGCGCGAGTTCCTGAAGTTCGGCGAGGGCGTCGGCATCGACAACAAGGTGGTGTCGTTCACCCTGCTGGTCGCCGGCCACACCGACGTGATGGTGATCGACCGCGTGCAGACGCGGCAACTCTGGGACGATGGGCGCTTCCCCGAGAAAGAGATCAACCTCTACGACGGGCGCAAGAACGAGGAAGGCAAAGCCGTCACCGGCACCGCGCTGTCGGACCTCACCTATGGCGCGCGGGGCCTGCTGGTCTACGAGGCGATCGAGCGCGGTCTTCAGGACAAGATCTACGGCATCTACGAAGCCGCCGGTCGCCCGCGCGACGCCTCGATCGGTCGCTACCATTGGGAAAGCTGGGTCGCCTACAGTCAGCAGGAAGCCTCGCACGGCACCCTGGCGTCAGTCCTGGCCGAGGGTCGCGGTGCCAATGCGCCGACCGCCGACATCGCGGCCAAGCAGGGCGAATATGGGTCCTACGAATATGGCGCGCGTTACGCGCGAGATGTTGAGGGCAAGCCCTATTTCGAGTACAAGACACCTCTCGGCAACGAGTACCGCTTCAGCGTCCCCGCGTTCCGGTCTTTCCTCGAGGCGATCAAGAAGCCGGGGACCGGCGTCAGGCCCGCTAACTTCAAGGTGACGGAGAGCTCCAATGCCCCGTGGTACAACCGACCCGAAGTCAACCAGTCCCGGCTCGACGAGGTCGCCCGAGCCTGGGCTGACCAGCGACGCCCAGCAGGCGAAGGAGAAGGCGCTGTTCGACCAACTGGGGAAGGTCAAGCAGTTCCCGATCGCGCCGGACCCGCCGAAGGCCGAGTAGCCTTCTCGCCCAAGCAGACCGAGGAGCCGTTCTTCTCGTCGCTGAAGCGCGGCGTCGAGGGGCTGAAGCTCGAGCGCGGCACGCCCGGTCAGTGGGAAGCCACGATCAAGAACATGTCTGGCGTGAAGGCCGAGGAGCGCGCGTGGGTGGGCGTCGAGGACTGGCTGCGCGCGCAGACCAAGCCGGTCACCAAGGCCGAGGTGCTCGACTACATCGCCGAGCACGAGGTCAAGATCGGCGAGGTGATGCACGGCGGCGAGCGCGCGGCACTCGGCGCTCCGGCGGCTGAAGGCTACGAGATCAGATACGACCGGCGCACCGGCTTCCATGATGTCTATCGCAACGGCGAAGTGCTTCGCGATCCTGACGGCGCCGAGATGGGCTTCGACACGGAGGCCCTCGCCCGCCAGCACATTGAGCGCCTGGTCGAGGCCGGCGGAAGCGCCACGACGCTTCCCGTCAAGTTCGGCAGCTACACGCTCCCCGGCGGCAAGAACTACCGCGAGCTCCTGATGACGCTGCCGGACAGGGGAACTGTCCATAAAGAATTTCCGCAGCGCTGGATCGACGTCGCCCGGAACCCGCGCGACAACATGTGGCATCGGATTGACGCCGCCGGCGCGCGCGATGTCGTGGGGTACGATAGCAGAGCGGCGGCGCTGAGAGGGTTGGAACTACACCGCCAGGCCGCACGCGAGGGACTTGAAGAGTCGGCCAACTTCCGCGGCGGCCACTGGGAGGAGCCCAACGTGCTGGCGCACGCGCGCTTCGACGAGCGCACCGGGCCGAACGGCGAGAAGGTGCTGCACGTCGCCGAGATCCAGAGCGACTGGCACCAGAAGGGCCGCAGGGAAGGCTATGACAACGAGGCGGCGTTTCAAGATCTGATCAAACGCCGCGATGCAGAGCAGGGCGACACTCCGCTGCGCGACGAACTGCAACGTCAGATCGACGAGATGGGGCGCACCGGAAACAAGGGCGTTCCCGACGCCCCCTTCAAGACCTCGTGGCCCGAGCTCGCGATGAAGCGGGTGCTGCGCTACGCCGCCGAGAACGGCTACGACCGCGTGTCGTGGGACACCGGCCAGACCAACGCCGACCGCTACGATCTCAGCAAGGAAGTGCGATCAATCATCGTCACGCCTCGCACGGATGCGAGCACCGGCGAGCGCACCCGCTCAGTCGCGATCGATTTGAGGAACGACAACAGCAATACCGGCTACATGGAACTCGGCGTAGATAAAAACGGCATCATCGACAACGTGTCGAGGCATGGCCCTGATGTGAAGGGCAAGTCTCTCGCCGATGTGGTCGGCAAGGAGATCGCCGAAAAGATAATGGCGAACGACCGCCAAACGATTGAAGGCGAAGGGCTCAAGGTCGGCGGCGAGGGCATGCGCGCCTTCTACGACAAGCAACTGCCGACCATCGCCGGCAAGATCGGCAAGCGGTTTGGGGCGAAGGTCGAGGACACAGCGGTCAATAAGACCGAGGTGCAGGAGACTGACTACGGGGTCGAGAAGCTCGATGACGGCAAGTGGCACGTCACGGGTGCCGACTATGAGAGCCCGCCGTTCGCCTCGTATGCCGAGGCGCAGAAGATGCTCCGCGACTTCATGAAGGAAGGCGCATCGACTGAGCAGGCCCACTCGATCGAGATCACGCCCGCGATGCGCGAGAGCGTCATGCAGGGCCAGCCGCTGTTCTCGCCCAGGCTGACCGGCGAGACCCACGTCAAGGACGCCGCCACGCTCGCCGCCTACGAGCGCCTCGGCCGCACGACGCAGCCCGAGACGATCCAGGAGCGCTGGAAGAAGGCGACCGACCAGATCGGCAAACGCGCGCTGATTGCCACCGTCGACAAGTATCTCGCCGCCAAGTCGATCGACCCGCTGGGCTATATGGCGCTGCGCAACTTCAACTCCAGCGCCGGCGCGCTCGAGGTGCTGCTGACCAAGGCGACGCTGCGCTTCAACGGCCTCGCCTTCGACTTCGACAAGCGCAACGGCGGCGTCGAGGCTCAGGTCATCCGGCCGCTGAAGGGCGAGCACGACGACTGGGCGTGGTGGGTGGCGGGGCATCGCGCCGAGCGCCTGTCGGCCGAGGACCGCGAGAACCTGTTCACGCCCGAGGACATCGCGCGCCTCAAGGCCACCAACCAGGGCGAACTGAAATTCGACTACACGCTGCGGAACGGCAAGACGACGCGCAGCCGCGAGGCGGCCTACCTCGACACGCTCGCGAAGTACGACGAGTTCAACAAGAACGTGATGGCGCTGGGCGTGAAGGCCGGTCTCTTCAAGCAGGACACCGTCGACAAGCTCTGGTCGAACCCGTTCTACGTGCCGTTCTTCCGCGCCGCCGAAGGCGAGAAGGAGGGCCTGTTCGTTGGCGGCGGCAAGACCAACGGCTTCACCAAGCAGTACGGCTTCAAGGCGCTGAAGGGTGGATCGGCCAAGCTGCACAACGATCTGTGGCAGAACATCATCGGCAACTGGGGCCACCTGATCGACTCGGCCGGCAAGAACATGGCGGCCAACCGCGTGCTCGACACCGCGTCGTCGCCGGCCAACGGTGCGGTGAGCAAGGTCACCGAGCAGGACTACAATCACAAGATGACGAAGGCCGAGAAGGCCGACACGACGTGGACGATGGTCGACGGCAAGAAGCAGTACTGGCACATCGATGACCCGCTGCTGTTCGACGCGATCTCGGCCATCCACTCGACCCACTTCAACGATCCGATTTCGAAGACCACCAACTTCTTCGCGCGCACCCTCCGCATGGGCGTGACGTCGGATCCGGGCTTCATGCTGCGCGTCACCATCAAGGACAGCCTGCAAGCCGTCGCCGTCGCGCCGATGAACTACAACGTGCTGGCCAACGTGGTGAAGGGCTACAAGATGGCCGACCTTCCCCGCGCGCTGGCCAATATCGCGCGCGCCGCGGCGGGCCAGCACGACCAGGCGCTGCGCGAGAGCGACGAACTGGTCTCGGTGATGGCAGGCGGCGGCCTGATGCGCCTGGGCGCCGGCCATGCCGAGGGCTTCCGCAAGACCACCGCCGAAACCTTGAGCGGCCGCGACCTCACATGGGCCGACGGCATCAGCTACGTGAAGCGCCTGGCGACCGGCTACAAGGAAGCCATCGCGCAGAGCGAGGACGTGAACCGCGCCGCGCTCTACTCCGAGATGCGTCGCCGCGGCATGTCGCACGACGAGGCATCGTTCGCCGCGCGCGACCTCGAGGATTTCACGCTGTCGGGCGCGGCGCCGTGGGTGCGCTGGATTGCCCAGTCGGTGACCTTCCTCAATGCCGGCGCGCAGGGCCTCTACAAGGTCGGCCGCGCCGCAGCCGACGCCGACAAGAACGTGATCTCGGCGGTGGCCGGCAACGCCACCATGCGCGTGGCCAAGGTGATGGCGGCGACGGTGATCGCGACCGTGGCGCTCGACTACATCTACAGGAACGACGAGGACTACAAAAAGCGTAGCGAGTACGACCGCAATTCGAAGTGGTGGTTCAAGGTCGGCAACAAGCAGTTCCAGATCCCGATGGGCTTTGAGCTCGCGGGCCTCGCGCGCATCGCTGCCAACGGCGTCGACATGTTCTTCGACAAGGAGATGACCGGCGAGCGCTTCCGCAAGAACGCGCTCTCTATCATCGG